CGCCCTGAGCCGGGGTCTTTTGCGCCCCAGAGTGCCGCCGTCCGATTCCAGCCCACATCCATCGCGTAGCAGCGTGCCCAGCTTTCTGGAATCGCGGCGGTGGGGACGAGAATCTCGCGTTCAGCAATCGGGTAAATCGCGCCAGACCCCAGACTCGGTTCGCCTTCGGTCCTGGCGGCAATCTGATAGGGCGGCGTTGTCGCCATCAGGGCTTCGCGCTCGGACGCGTCCAGGTGGGGGACATCGCGCCAGCCGGCCTGGATGAATGTCTTAAACTTCGCGGACGCGTCGGATTCCGGCTCGAGGAACCCCTTGACCACTTCGCTCATCCCCTGTAGCGGCGTGAACGTCACCATGATGATGCCCTGTGTCGTGATGGTCCGATACAGCATCTCGGTGTAGGAGTCTTGCGGGGGTTCTTCATCGCACCAGATGACGTGCTTGGCGGTCCCCTCGAACGATTGGCGCCCCTGCTCATAACTCTTCAGCCCGACCAGGCTCAGTCCCCCGCTGACGTGCCGGACCTGGGCGCCTTCGAGGGCACCGGCCAGTCCTCTCGCGCTGATGGTCTTCTCGATCAAGTGCGCGGGCACCATGCCGCTGCCGGGGGACTGAACGCTCCCGAGCAGCTTGGCCTGCACAATGTCTCGCGTCGTCTGGGAGTTCGTGCCCACGGCCCAACACTCGACCGGGTGGTCAAACCGTCGCCCGGTCCACCAGTGCGGATAGGCGCCCGTCAGGTGGCACGTCAGTTCGTAGGCGCCGGCTTCAGATTTCCCGACCCGGTTCGCGGCCATGAACAGCCGTTCTTTGGTGGTGCCGGCCGCGAAAAAGTCGAGGTGTTTCTGGTAGCGCGACCGCGCCAGGGGGCCATCGCCGTCAGGATAGAACGTGTTGAACCGTGATGTCGTCCGACGTTCGGCTTCAGCCCGTAACGCGTCCAGGCGCAGCCGCTCATCGAGGGTCAGCTCAGGCATCAGGCTCCGTGACCGGTCGGGGTTGTTCCACGGTCGGGATATCTGCCTCTGTCTCGAGTCCCGACACGTCCCGACCGGTGGCTGCGGCTATCTCCGCTGGGGGGTCAGCCGGGGCCAGTTTCCGTAGCAAGCCCGAGAGGGACGCCGACAGCTCGATGTCCGACAACCGCGACGGCTCCGTGCTCACGTCCAGGTCGATGGTCTGCCGCGCTTGCCCAAACAGGCGGTCCATAATCTGCCCGATCAACGTCGCGTTCGGCGCCACGGCTGACAAGCGATACGTCTCTTCTCCGGCATTGAGCCGCTCCACCATGACATCGGGGTCTGTCACCGTCGTCCACCGGCCCTGATCGTCACGCGCCACCATATGCGTCACGCCCTGGGCGGCCGAGAGCTGAGCCCGCACCAGTGACTTGAACTGATGACTGACTTCCGCACGCCACAGGCTCAGCAGTTCCGCACGCTCGGCTGTCCGCTTATACACCCGGGTCCGGCCGCTCGCAATACTTGTGCCTTTGGGGCGCCCAGCACCCGCACGCGTTCCGCCGTGGCCCGGAGTGCTGCCGACATACACCGGGGGCCGTGGTAGCTGCACTGGAGACATGAGGCCGACCGTATCACAAAACCAGGGTGGCTCTGCGAGCTAGCTGGCTACCGGGTGGGGGTGTTTCTCGCCTACGGTGGACATGAGTGCTAAAGCGATACCCGAAACTCAAAGTGCTTTCCGATCTGAAAACCGAAACGCTTTGAAACGGATCTCAAATGGTGAGTAATCGCTTACTAGCCATGCGGGGTCGGCCCGGGACGCATCGTAAGTCCTTACCGCGCAAGGGGTTACAGCATTGCGGCAACGAGACAGCAGGAGCAGGCGCTGGATCCAGGCAGCCCAGACCCGAGCACGCCATGCCGCCAGCTGGTGCGTGATGCCGATGTTGGCATGCGAAGCTTGATGTTGGCGGACAATGCCTCCGACATACTCGCGCCATAAGTAATTGCGAACAAGGGGGTTGCAGGTGTTGGTGTGGTGCTCTTCCCACATTACATCCCCCATTCAGACAGGGCGACCCCATGTTCCAACCCTTGGCAAGTGAGTGAGTGCCCACTTCCTAGAGGCCGAACCGACCGGGATGGGCCGGCTAAATCAAGTTACACGCACAGATTCGACATCCCAGCCCTTGTTCTGACACCCTCCAGGGCACCTGTAAGCCACGTTCTATGCTGCCCCTACCCCGACATATGCGCGGCCCCATGCGCGTGCCTTAGGTCAGCTCCCAGCGGGTGCTACGCTCGGCTTCTTGCTCGTCAGCCAGGAGCTGCATTGTGCCCTCGACCATGATGATCAAGTAGGGCTTGTATCGGGCAATGGCGGCACGCTCGCTGGCTGGCACGGTGGGCTTGATGCAGAGCTCCCTGGTCTCGGCATCGACCCACACGTTAAAGCCTTCCTCTTCGAGCCGGAGCAGCAGGGTGAGTGCAGGCACAGGCACGCGTCGGTCAAAGAGCTGCACGTAGTCGTCTGTCGTGGTGTCGCTAGTCATAACTGGTCCCTGCTCACGTCAACTAGCCCCTCTATAGAGGAGGGGGGTCTTGTCGCCAATTTGTCGTCGTCTTGTCGCCGGCTGTAACTACTGACGCAATAGGGAGTTACGCCGACGCTGGATGTGGTGAAAAAGCGACAGCGACAATCGGTCGCCAAACCTTGTCGCCAGCACTGCACCCCCGGAATCATTGACGTTCTTGCGTGAAGCGGCGACAAGATCGGTGGAAATGGCCTCTTGTCGCCGCTTGTCGCCAATGTTGTCGCCAGGCCCGGAATCATTGGGCCATTACGGTGTTGCGGGTCGCGGGTCACGTTTGCCCCACCGGGCCTGGGCTGCTCGTGTCGCGAGGGCGCGGCGGTCTGTAGCGGTCACCCCGTCCCATCGTTTATGCCCCCCGGCAGCGCGTGCGTCGAGGTGGTCCAGGGCAGCCAGGGTGAGCGATGCGACGGCGTCAGACACGCCCAGTTGGTGCGCGGTGGCGTACGCCTCAACCCGTGCCAGCACGTCGGGTGCCAGGATGCGGTCCCAGGCAGTCTCGGTCCAGGCAATCTCCGGCCAGAGCGGGTCGTCCGGTGTCGCGCTGTCGTGCGGAGCCAGGTAGGTGTCAGCCATTATTCTCCTCCCACAATGCTGCCAGTTCTTTGCCAGTAATCGGCCACGGTGCTTCAGGCCAGGAGATGCGAGCGAGATATCCGCCAGGCAGTGTCTCCCGTGCCCCACCGTGCATCCCGACCACGTCATCAGCAGACTCTTGGTCGCACGTCACGCTGACGCAGTCGCAGTCCAGGTCCAGGTCCGAGTGTGGTTCGACATCACAGCCCATCGCGAGGAGCTGGCTCACCAGGACACGAATTGCGTGCGGGTTCAGGTCTTCCGGCGTGTCACGGCCCGAACGCTCTTGGTCCTCGACGCTCAGTCTATGCAGTGTGCGGTCAATCATGGTGGTGTCTCCTTGTGGTGGTTGTTGTGGTGGTGGGTCACGTCGTTGAACGGCTTGGGCAATCCGGCGAATCGCCGCGCACATCACGCAGTGGCGCCCCAACATCACGCGATGGGGACAGTGCCAGTAGCCCGATTCCAGCTCGCTCACGGTCATAGCATCGCCAGTGTCAGACAGGTCAGGGCCAGGACGAGCACGAGGGCTGCGCCGGCTAGGATGTCATCGGTCATCGTCGCCCCCTAGGAGGTCACGGCGCCCCATCATGCGGAGAAACGTCTCGCGTCTCGCGGCAAGCGCCTGCGTGTGCTTAAGCGTGAGCGGCGTGCGGGGGTGCGTGGGATGCGCCGGTGAGTAGAGTCCCGCGAGCATGTCTTCCTGCATCTGGACGTAGTCTGCCTTGGTCATCGCGCCCTCCGTAGTCGTGAGCATGTCTTCACCCATCTGGATGCACACTTCTTTGGTCATAGCGCCAGCCGCAGTCGTGGTGTCGAAGCCCAGAACGGGTCATACGCAAACGGCACGTCATGCCACACCCGGCCGTCGTCATGGCCGATGAAGGTCGAAGCGAGGGCGTGCTTGGCGATGATGTCACGGGCTTTGGGGGTAGAGAGGACATACAAATCGCTCTCATGGTGCGCGAGGGTGGCTCCAGCGGCGAGCAGTTCTTCGTAGAGGCTCATATTGTCTCCTGCGTGTTGTGTGTGTGTGGTTCGACTACCCGGCGATACTGGCCTACCGCGCAGGTCAGCACCGCTGGACATTCGATCCGGCT